CCAAATCGAAGAAATCGCCCTCCACCATCAGAGTTACCGGGAATCCTGGAGGGATCAGAGTGCCGGCTGCTTGCAGGTAATTCGTCAGCAATCCTTGCTGATCCCGATGCACGAAACCGGTCGGCTTAACGGCTCCAGTAGCGAAATTATTGACGGTCACGCCGTCAAGCGCAAGCCACGCGAATTGCCCCACAGTGACTCCGTTGGGACCGGCAATCAGGCCGCTCGTTTGTGCGCCCGTAGAGTCGAATCCCAAGGTCAAGGCCGTGGCGCGAGGGTTGGCACTAGCAAAATCTCCTTCAACGCCTGGAGGGTTGTACAGGTTCACGCTTCCCTGGAAGCTGCCAATGTTTTGTCCGCTCGGTGGTGTCGGGGGCATTTATCGTCTCTCCTTACAGCGTTCGAAGTTCTCGCGAAGCGTTGGGAAACTTTTGCTGCATGTCGGCAATGCCGTCGAAGGCAGGACGCGCCGCTGGCACGCTTTTCGAGGCCGAGACTGCCAAGTTGAACAAAGCGCGCAATGCAGGAACACCTTTCACGTCCTTGCGGTCCACTTTCATTTGATCCAGAGCAAACCCGTAAATGTCAGCAGCGGAATCCTGTGCTACGACATCCCCTACGACGGGACGCACCGCACGGCGCGCTTCGTCAGCGGCACGAAGTTCTGCCTTGAATTCGTCCATGGCTGTTTTCATTTTTACATCCCTCGCTTCGTCCGCATCATCGTCTTCTCTCATGCGCGCCCACGCCGCCTTTTCCCTGGAAGTTTGTGCATCTTTGGCGGCCTTGGCTTTCTCTTCCATGCCTTTCTTGCCGTACTTCTCGACGCCGATTTTGTAAGCCAATCCGCCAGGGTCCGTCTTGCCTTGCTTCTGGAACTTGGCTTCGAGTTCCGAGAAGGCGCTGTCGAGGGCTTTCGAGTAGTCAGCGGCCATTTCACGCTCTTCGGCCGTCGGCACGTTCTCGTTTCCCTCGTCGCGGTCATCGTCTTCGTCGTCCTCTTGACCGTCGTCCTCGTCTTCCTTCTCAGCGTCTTTTGCAGTGCAGCCATTAGCGTGCTGTTCGCCGTCCTTGGCTCCGCAATACGCGCAATCTTTTGCCGTCTTTTTTTGCTCGTCGTCTTCCTGCTTGTCATCCGGCTCGGAAGCATCTTTGGCCGATTCGAGCGCCGCGAGCGTTTCGGGTTTCTTGGCTGTCTCTTCATCCATGGCCAGCAATTTCGGCTGCAACGTCTTGGAATCGAATGTCTTTTTGGTCAGGCCAATTACCAATGGCTTGAGCGCAGCGTCCTTGGCCATTTTCGGAGAGATCGCGCAGAGGATAGAGTACAGAGCCTTGCCCAACTTAGTTTCCATATTCGTCTCCAGCTTGCTGTCGGCGGCCAGCACATCCGAACCGGCACGCCCCGATTGGACCAAGGCAACATGGTTTCCCGAAATATCGCGCATCACCCCGTCGTACGGTTGGCCTTCGAAGACGCCCGGAGTCATATCCGCTGAATAGTGATAGGAGCAAGAAAGTTCGCGCACGGTGTCCGTTTCGATCCCCGCGATCGCATCCACATCCCACACGCTCATGTCGGCTATCAGATAGGGAGAATCGAAACTCACGTCCGATCCGATGGTGCCAGCGATCTGATCCTGTTGCGGGTCTTCCGCGCTCACTGCGATATGCTTGAACATCAGCGGGACGCGTGCAAACGAATCTGCTGCTTTCTCCAACTCTCGCGGGTCGCGCAGCAGATAGTAAATCCTGTTGGGATCGAGGCCCAGCGTTTCGGCGTTGGGAATTTCCCTTCCGTAATACGGATTGACTGTGGCTTTGGAAATCCGCGTGCGGAGAATGTGCAGCCGACCGTCCTTGTCGTACTGACGATTCGCGAGAGAGGCATCCAAGGCGAGCGGCATCGTTCACGATGGGAAGCTAGCACCAATGGAAGAAAAGAATCAGAGCAATCGCCTGAATGACTTCATTTTTCTTGATTTGTATAGCGTGCTGTGTATACTGCCGTGCAACAGATGAATACCAAGCCCGTCTCGATGTTGCGCAAGTACACGCCATTCCGGTTGACTGTGCACGTCTTGAAAATCATCGATGAGATCGCTAAACGGCGAGCCATGAGTCGCGCGCGCGTGATCGAATGGATCGTTCAAGAAATAGGCGAGCGCGATGGCATCACCAAAGGCGGAGCACTTTAATCGGCCAGAATCCAAGGCAACACACTTCGCCCAGTACATCGGCAGTTCACGAGTTCACCGGGGAAAATCCATTCCTTGACCGCCGAATCATACATTCCCTTTTCCACCTTGTAGCGTTTCCCGTTCATAGCGACGTGAGTCGGACGCGGCTCCTTGCCAGCGTGACTGTGCATCCAAATTCCTTCCGTGATCCCCAATTCCTTCTGGCGCGCGCGCTGCACAACCGCATTCGCCTTATTCGACTGGTCCCGCGCGATCAGCACGGCCCGGTTCTTTGCTTTGGGATAAAGCTTTCGGAGGTCTTTGACCATCGTTTGCAGGTCTCGCCCAGCGGAATAGGATCGCATCACGATTCCCTCTACTTGCTGAAAATATTCAGCGGGAATAGAACGGATCAATCCCACGTTCTCCGCGAGAGAAGCGTCGAAGGCATCTCGCATCGCGGGAGTCATTTGAAATTCCACGCTCCATCCGGCAGCCTTCAGTGCTTGGCGCATGGCGCTGTTTGTTCCAGCAAAAGCCTGTTTGAGAAACACTTCCGCAACGGTCGGGGAGAAATCGTCGAAATGCTTCTTCCATCGCGCGGAGACTGCTTCTAACCGCTTGCGCATTTCATCGGCAGGAGAAGCATCCAAGGCCAGAACCGGAGGGTCATCTTCGCGTTGCGCTGCGATGGTCGATTCAACATCATCGATCATCGCGGAGATTGCAGACAGGAGAACGCGGCGATAACGCGCGGCGGTTCCGGCGTTGGCATGGATCGCACGAGCCACAACCCGTTTACGCATTGCCTCTCGCTAGCGGAGATTCCAGTTCCTCCGGCTCGGGCGCCTCGATCACTTTCGTCACATCGATTCCGGAGTAGCCTGACTCAGGATCGCGGGCAAGCCGTTCGCGTTCTTCCTGAGCGTCAATTACTTGGCGATCGATGTAGTTGCCCGCGCGGATGCTGTCATTGACGCGAATCTCGCCGAGTTCTTTCGGAGAAGTTTGCGCCAGAGGATTGAACTCGAAGCTAATATTGGGATCGATCTCGCCATACATCGAAAGCTGCATGACTTTCAGCATCGTCTCGATGGGCACGCGGTAATGTGCTTCTTGCTGCGCGCGCACCCAATCGCGCCACAAGCTGATTTCACCCTCGCTAGATACGTTCAAGCCAGCGGGAGAAATTCCCGTCATCATCACGACGGGCTCGCGTGCGGATGATGCCATCTGCTCTTGCGCTTGCGCTTGTAGTTCGCTCAGTCCGCCGATGGGAACGGACAATTGTTCCAGCTCCTCGCGTTCCTTGTCGAGAGCCATGACCCCTTTATTGCTTCGCGTCGCGGTAAACATCTTGATCCGCGAGAACAAGTCCGATCCGTCGTCTCCGCCGGTCAACACTTGGTCCATGGCGGTCTTGAGAACGATAATTGAAAAATTGTTGATGAGGTCGGAGATGCTTTGTCGGGCGCGCAGCCAGTTATTCACGTAGGGTTCGGCCAGTTGGCTCAGGCTGACGCCGCTGAAATTGAACGCGGGTTTCAGAATGTCCGGCACCCAGCGCGTGATGACGATCAGCATTCGACTGGCGTGCCAGTGCTGTCCCATGACCCACCAGGAAGAAGGCTTGTAAAAATCAGGCTTGGCGGGATCGAGAGCATTGTACATCAGCGGCGTAGTCCAGATGGGTTCGCATACGCGAAAGGATTCCAGGCTGCCTTCCTTGATCGTACGCTTGTCCAGAATCAGCGGTGTGGAAACGTCGTGATCCTTCAGGTTAATCAAGATTTGCCCGCTGCCATAGAAGCCGTCCTGCTCCGCCGCGAGGCGAATTGTCTGCTGCACTCCAAGACTTTTCATCTCTTTCGTGATTTCTGTGATTTTCTCTTTCGTCGCATCGTCATCGGTCTCGCTACTCGTAAGCGTGATCCATTCGCGCGTGAGTTCGGTCGCCAGGCTCGATACCATGTTGCGGTATTCCACGCGTAGCGCAAGCATCATCAGGTACGGATAGCCTGGAAACCCTCCAATGTCTCCGTAGGAATACATCGAACCCGACATCAGCGCGTAATTGTTTGCGTAACTGTAGGGAGAGGCGTCCATCGCGACTCGCGCTTTCTCGCCTTTGGGCACTACGCCGGGAAATAAGTCGGGAGCTTTGATGGGCCAGCGATTCGCTTTGCTATTTTCATCTGGAGCGAGAGCTTTCAACGCTGCCATGCGCAACTTGCTGGTTCGCTCAGACTTTTTCTTCACGCCGTCCTCCCCATTGCTTTGTCCAGCACCGCTTGGTTGATTTTCAGTCTACCATGCAACGGATAGAGGCGGCGCAACGCTTGTGTCATGGCGTCCACTTGGTCATCGTGCGCGGCGGCCGGAAAAGACAGAATCTCATTTAGCCATGGGCGCATCCATGGAGTGATTTGCGGGAAAGGGGTCCATACGTTTTTTGCTTCCCATACCCAGGTCACGGCATGAGCGCGTGCCAATTTCGATCCGTCCGGCTCGATGGCGATAAGACCAGGAACTTGTGCCCTCAGTACGTCGATCACCGCTGGCCC